CAGCCGCATCTACGGATGGAAAAGTTGCAGGAGACTACATCGACCCAAATAATTTATCTGGAGGAGGTTGGTCACAGAATTTTACCGGAAAAACTCTGGATGCTAAGTTTAAAGGTGCTGAAAATAATGTTTCTACAGAAACAAAAGAATTTGCCGCAGATAAAATTAATGAAGCTAAAATAAGGATAAATAAGTATACAAAAGCAATATCTGAAATGGAGGCTTTAGCGTCAAGACTTCGTGAGAATGAAGCTAATTCTAATTTAGCTCTTGAAAGTGCAAAAGCAGGGACTGGTGGTTCAACGCCTTTTGAGAAAGATAAGAGCAGTAAAGGCGGAAAAGGTAGCGGAGGAAAAGGCGGTTCTTCATCAGATGCACAAGCTGACAAAATAGATTTATTACAAGATGAATCTGAAGTATATCACGACATAGATCTTGAAATTAAAAATATCACAAGAGATTTAGATGCTTTACAGAAAAAACAAGAAAAACTTACAGGTAAAGAATTAATTAAAAATCTTCAAGAGCAGTTAGATTTATTAGAAAAACAAAAGAAAGCTTATGGTGAAAAGATAGAAGTAGCCGAAATTCGGTCAGGAGCATATAAATCTGCATTAAAACAAGAAGGGGTTACTTTTGATGCAGACGGAAATATAACCAATTATTTTAATATTATGAAAACTAAGCTGGATAATGTCAATAAAATGATTACTAAATATAATGGCATGTCCAAGGCAGAGCAAAAGAAATATAAGCAAACGGTTGAAGATGCTAAAAAGGATTATGAGAATTTTAAAAAGATTCTTAGCAAATATGAAGATTTAAAAGCAGATGAAAAAGAAATAAAAAAGCAACAGCAAGAGGTAGAAGATAAGGCCACAGAAGTAAGAATTAAGAAGTTTACCTTAAAAGTTGACTTGGCTCTTGATACGGCTCAAGCAGAGAGAGATTTTAATGCTTTTAAAAAGAAAGTTATTGATGGTATAAAAGATGATGATTTTTCGGGTCAAGCTAATGCTTTACTATCTAATTTTAGTTCATATGTAAAGCCAGATGGTACAGGTGAGATTCAAGCTTTAACAGATCAGCTTAATAAAACTAAGAGTGAAATTGAAATTATGAAAGCTGGCGGAAAATCAACTATTTATGGAGATAATCTTGCTAAAGCTTATGAAGACTTAGAGAAATATGAAAAAAATGCGGAGACCGCGTTAGAAAACTATGCACAAATATCAAAGGATATTGAAGAGACTTACCTAAGTGCAATAGATAAAGCTCAAGAAAAACTAGATGAGCAATCAGAGCAATATGAATTTATATCTGATTTGATTGACCATGATAAAGATGTAATTGGTTTAATCTATGGCGATAAAGCTTATTCTCAATTAGCTAAATATTATGAGATGCAAAGAAAAAATAATAATGACAATTTAGACTTTGCAAGAAAACAAGTAGAATTCTGGAAACAGAGAATGGATAACGAAGAAAAAGATTCCAAAGCTTGGAAAGAATATAAAGCTAATTATGAAAAAGCGGTTACTGATTTAAACTCAAAAGTTAAGAGTTCTATTGAAGAAGTTATTGAAGAATATAAAAATACTATAAATAAAATCTTTGAAGACATTAACAAGAGATTAACTAACGGAAGCGGATTAGATTATGTTAAAGATCAATGGGATTTAATTAACAAAAATGCAGATATGTATTTGGATAGTATTAATTCTTCTTTTGAAATTCAAAAACTTCAAAATAAGTATTTAGATTCTATTGATAATACAAGTAGCTTATCTGCTCAAAAGAAATTAAATAACTTGATGAATGAGCAGATTGAAATGCTTAAAGCTAAAGAAAAGTTAACTCAATATGATGTAGATCGTGCTAATGCGTTATATGAAATAGCCTTAAAAGAAATTGCTTTACAAGATGCTCAAAAAAATAAGTCAAAAATGAGATTGAGACGTGATTCTCAAGGAAATTATAGTTATCAATATGTTTCTGATGAAGATAGTATAGCTCAAGCACAGCAAGAGCTATTAGAAGCTCAAAATTCTCTCTATAATTTGGATAAAGACAAGTATAAGAGTAATTTAGATGAAATCTATAGCACTTATTCTGAGTTCCAACAGAAATTATTAGAACTGTATTCAGATACCACTCTTGCAGATGAAGAAAGAGAAGAAAAGAAAAAGTTATTAGCAGAACAATATGGCGAAATAATAAATAACTTAGTTGAACAAAATGAGCAAGTTAAGCAGAATCTCCAGGATACAACTTTCCAAGAATTGGCTAAAAAATATAATACCGATGTAGCTAACTTCCAAGGAATGTCAGATGAGGAAAAGAGAATCTTAATGGAGAGTATGATTCCGCAATGGAATTCAGGCGTTCAGCAAATGGCTGATAAATTTGCGGGAGAAGGCGGTTTTATTCCAACTTGTGAAAATGCCTTTAAACAGCTAGATGAAGCTTTACTTACTTATAGAAATAACTTGAGTGAGACAAGCGAGCGTTCAGGGGTAGATTTTAACAAGATTGCTGAAGGATATGATATAAATATCCAAAAAGCTAAAGAACTTCTTGAGGAAAATGATAAGTTACTTGAAAAATACAAGGCTCAATTAGAAGCTGTTCAAGATGTACTTCAAGAAGTGAAACAGCTAGAAGAAGCTTATAGAGGTGTTGCGGCAGCTGCTATTTCTGCGGTTACAGAAGCTAATAAATTAAAGCAACAGAAGGATAAGGAAGCGAGAGAAGAAGCAGATAAAGATGCTGCTGGAAATGGCAAAAGCGGAGATAATAAAAAGAATAACAAAAGTAATAAAGGTGGAGGAAAGAATACAATCGTTGATGTTAAAGCGGATCCTTCTGATACTCCAGCAAGTGCAGTTGACATGGACGAAGGTAGTAAGAAATTTAAAGTTGGAGATAAGGTTAAATTACTAAAAGGAAAAAGATATTATTATACGTCTGAAGGAACTGAACCTTCAGGAAATAGAGGAGCTGGACAGAATAAACCTGGTACGATTACTCAGATTGAAAAGGGAGCTAAAAAGCCTATTCATGTTCAGAGTAACGATGGTCCGTTTGGATGGCTTACAAAAGATGACATCAAGAAATTTGATACTGGTGGATATACTGGAGCATGGAGTGGAAATGAAGGAAAAGTTGGTATTCTTCATCAGAAAGAGTTAGTCTTAAATAAAGAAGATACTAAAAATTTCTTATCTGCTATGAATGTTGTTAGAAGTTTAGATAGTGTTTTAGATACGATTAATGCATCTATGATGAATAGATTAGTTGGATTATTAGCTAAGACTACTACTTCTTTGAGCGGAATTTCCGCATCTCAGGATTTAACTGTTGACCAGAAAGTTCAAATAGAAGCTTCTTTCCCAAATGTTCAAAACTCTGGAGAAATTGAAGAGGCATTTAAAAATTTAGTAAATTATGCAAGTCAACATGCATATGACACTAAACGTTAGATAAGAGAGGTTTATACCTCTCTTATTTTTTTTGGACATTTTTATTTAAAAATCTTTAATAAAAAATTATATTTTATATAAAGAGAGAAAAGGAGTGTATAAGTTGAGTAATAACATAGAAAGCAGTATTTGCAAAGCTATTGATATTATTGTAAAGAAAGCGGTAAATCAAGCTAGCTATGATAAAACAATTCAAGCAAC